GTGAGGAGTGGAGAAAGTCCATTCTAGAGTCTCATGGCGTTGAGATTTTGGATGAGATCTCTCTAGAAGCTTGGGTAGACGAACTCATTGCAGAAGGTTATGATCTCTCTGAATATACTTGGGAAGAAGTTGCTGAGATTTATGCTCAGGAACTTCAACTTGGAGAAGGCAAATCCTCCAGACCACGCTATCCTGGTGGTAGAGGTGTGTTAGACCAGGAAACAAGAGACGAAAAGAGAGAAGCACATGTTGAGAATCGTAAGGGACACACGGCAGGTCCTGGAACAGTAACAAAAAATCCAAAGAAACTCCTCAAGCAAAAGGCGATGGGAGAAATTTCTGAAGCTCAAAGAGCTCGTGAGAATCCAGAGGATCATGATAAGGAAGAGAAGAGAAAGTATGAACCCGTTCGCGGTGAGAGAACTCCTATGCCTCCAAGAGGTGATAAGCGTAGAGAGGACTTTGAGAAGTGGTATGCTAAGAATGTTCGCTGATACAATTTAAAATAATTCAAGAGTCCGCTTGACGGACTCTTTTTTTATGTGTAAAATAACTCTGTCCGGGTTCAAGGGATAAATAAGGCTGATATAGATCTAAAGTTTTAATGATTAAAATATCATATGTAGATAATTTACCAGTTAAGAAAAGAATACACCCATTTTTACTGGAAAATTCTAGACCATTACCTCAAGAAGAATTAATTGAAAAATTTTTAAATTTAAAATCAATTAAAGATGTTTTTTATGTTAATAAAAATTTTGATATTCCAGATAGAACTTATATCTGTATAGTATTAGTAATTAATCCAGATAATTTTATTTCGATAGAAGATGTAAAAATATTATTAAACAATTTTAGTAAATTTTCTAATTCATATTTTTGCGTTTCTTTAAATAAATTTTTAATTTATAGTAAAAATAATTTAAAATTTAAAAGTAATTTTTTAGATTTTGATGAAAAACTCATTGAATATTTTAGTAATATTTCAAATTTTACTTTAGTTTATAGTAAATCTAGATCAGATGATTTAGGTAATTTGGGTAATTTTATATATCCAGTTACACAAATGATATTTAAAAGAAATGAATAAAGATCAATATTTTAGATTATTATATCTTAGACAACATTATGGACAAAGGTGGACATCTTTTATTCATAATAAAAAAAATAATGATAAAGTAATTTTACCATCAGATAAATTTGTTTTAGATTCTATTAAAAATTTTCCAGTTTTATCTTTGAATTGTTTGGGTGAAATTTATAAAGATATTATTAATGTTGATATAATTCCGGAACACAATGATTATAGTACTTTAATATTGGTAAATAATCTCGAATTTAAATATTGTACTCATTTCGAAATTATTGAAAAAGTATTAAATTATAGTTCTTATTTAAAAAAAGAATCCAGAATAATTTTAAATATTAATTTTGAATTTTTAATATATGATAGAATATCAATATCAGCTAACAATGCTGTGGAAATTTTTAAATTAAAATTTCTAGAAAAAGGATTCGTTTCCACACAAACAAAGTTTAGTATGGCAGATTATGTGTGGGATAGTGGATTTGGAAATTTATTTTTAATTTTAGATCGTTCTAACTAAATAAAGCTTAGTGAATTCTAGAGCTTTATGAGCTATGAAAACCCTTGGCTCTACAATGGAGAAATTTTTGAGTCTGATCATATTCAAGATCATTTTGGTTTTGTTTATTATAAAAATTTTATTTCAAATGTTATTTAATTTTTTATCCAAACAATACCATCTTGTAATCTTTGTTTGTATGTCTGGAACCCTATTTTATTTTCTTTCATGTAAGATACTACACTTTCCCATACTGCATTTCCATCTGTTAGAGTAATATTTCTAGAAGTAGTTAAAATTTGTTTATGTTTTTTTGTAAGAGTCTTTCCATACATGGGATTTCCTTCACCAGAAAACATTTCACTTAACTTTTGTCTAACTTCGGGTCTTTTTGCTGGATTATTATCACCAGTCATTCTGTCTTTTACTAATTCTCGGAATTTGTCGTTTCTTAAAACTACTTCATATATTCCCGTTCTTTCACTTACAAAAAATCTTCCTTCAATATTTGTATTGTAATATTCGTCAGTCATTAATACATTTCTTTTAAATTGTTCATAAGTTTCAAAATAAGACATAGATTTTTTATGGGGACATAGGTAAAGTATTTCCCTTAAAAAATGTTCTTTTCCCAGTAGTTTAATATCTTCTTTTAGTTCATCGCAAGAACCATAATAATTTCTCCAATCACTCTCTTTTTTTCTTCTTCGTCCAGTTTTTTTATCTTTTTGACGACTCCAGAAGTGTTTTTTTCCGACATATTTCTTCTCATTAGTTAAGTTGGTAATTAAATATACAAAACCTTCCATATCTTTTGGAACTTCAACAAAATCTTCTTCGTTATATTTCCATTCCATAAAAATACTTTCTACCTTATATTTTTATTTATGCTTGAAAGTATTTTTTATAGCCCTTGACAAACTGATCTACCACTGGTATTCTAAGGATGTTCTGGTCGTTACTACAGGAAGGATTACTTTCATGGAAAACCAACTGATTGACAATGTTGAAGATCTAAAGGATAGTATCATTGACCGAATTCATTACCTTGCAGACATGGGGGACTATCTCAATGCCTGTGCGGTTTATGAAGAGTTCCGTGAGGATATTTTAAATTCCAATCGGTAACGGCTTGCAAAAAACTAAATAATCACTTATAATGAAAAAAGCCCACACATGTGGGTTTTCTTGTAATGAGAATGTGAGTGAAATTAGAGCCCAGGAAATTGCCCCTTGAGAAAGGGGAAGTGCGCTTTTTCTATTGGGATGTAGAGTTCAATTAATTTTAATGCTAAACTTCTTTACTGTAGCCGTTCCTCTTGTGGCAATGGTTACAACCAATACGGCATCACTGCCATTCCAGAATTACAAGATGCAAGGGCCGCCGCCTCCAATTGAGGAACAAGTGCCCTTTTCTATTATTAAGGAATTTGATCTTGTTGATTCTCAGAAGACAGCAATCCGCGAGGTTGCATTACCAAAACCAAAAGAGAAAAAGCTAATTTGTAAAGGGTGTAATGAACATGAGAATGCTACTCTGGCATTTTTCCAGGAACGTGGTATTAAAGACAGAAACGCCCTTGCTACCATCATGGGCAATATTCGTCAGGAATCTACTTTTATTCCTAACATTTGCGAAGGTGGTAGTAGGACCAGTTGGAGTAACTGCGGTGGCGGTTACGGACTGATCCAATGGACATCTGCCAACCGTTATTATGGATTGGGTGATTTTGCTAAGAAGTATGGTGGTTCTCCATCATCACTTCACACGCAACTTCGTTATCTTACGAATGAAGTCCAATGGAAAGAGATTGAGGACAGGATGAAAACTCCTGGTAAATCAATTAACCGCTACATGGACTATGCGTATAGTTGGATTTCGTGGGGACACCACGGTGCAAGGACTAGTTATGCTTATGACTATGCTAAACGATTAGTTCTTGCTGATGTCTAAATATCATTACCTGACTTGCTGACACTTTTCAGGTAGGATTGGAGTGCTTCGGCACTCCTTTCTTGTATAAATAGTAATGTCAGCAAGTTAGAGTAGAACTATGTATTATACTTATGCCTATTTGCGTGAGGATAGAACACCTTATTATGTTGGAAAAGGTAAAGGTACACGAGCATATAGGAAGGATAGAGTTGGTGTAAAACCACCAAATAATAAAAACAGAATTTTGATATTGAAAAAAGATATAACAGAAGAAGAAGCATTCAAGCACGAGAAATATATGATTTCTGTGTTTGGTAGAAAAGATTTAGGAACAGGCATTCTTCATAATAGAACTGATGGTGGCGAAGGTTCTTCTAATGTAAATGAGGAAATTAAAAGATTGCATAGTGATAGAATGAAAAAGTTGAATGAAAATAAAAATCAAAAAGGACAAAGTATTGTTGCTAAAAAGGCAGGAACAAAAGCAGCAAGATTAAACAAAGAAAATAATGTTAGTTTTTGGAACTCTTCATTACAATCTGATTTGGGTAAAAGAGGTGCCAAAAAAACAAATCAACAAAGATGGAAATGTTTAGAAACAGGATTTATAACTAATCCTGGAAATCTAACTCAATATCAAAGAGCAAGAGGAATAGATACTTCTAGAAGAGAGAAGATAATATAAATAACTAAAAAGTATTCGTAAGATGGACGCACAAGATTTTCGTAGTCTTCAAGAAGCATATTTGGAAGTTGTTATGAATGAGTTAGATGAAGGACATAAAAATCTAGATTTAGGTAAAAAACTTAGAATGACTGGTAAAGCAATCAAATTGAGGGGAGAAGCGGAAAGAGATGTAAAAAATGCTGCTAGAAACTCAGGTGCAGATTCGACAGAAACCAGAGTTGCAATTGAAAAAGGAGTCAAAAAGTTAAAGAGATCTGAAAATATTGCAAATACTCTAAAATCTCATAATCCAGAAGTAGCAAAAGCAAAAGAAGCATCAAATAGATCTCCAATTAAAAGAAAAGGTAATACATTAACAATTGGTATGAGAAGAGAACAAGTAGATATTTACGACATCATCCTCTCACACTTACTTGATGAAGGATATGCTGAAACACCAGAAGCAGCAGAAGCAATTATGGTGAATATGAGTGAAGAGTGGAGACAAAGTATTCTCGGTTAATTTTTGGTTGGGGCCATCATGGTGCTCGCACTTCATATGCTCATGATTATGCCAACCGACTGATCACGGTAGAAGTTTGATACAATAGAATAGGCTGGGAGGGGTTGACAATACTCCTCCCCCACTATAATACTTTTACTTTTCGAACATATTGTTAATATAAATAAAATAGTTGTAGGTTCAATTATGAACTCTTGTTTAAAATGTGGAAATCCAACTAAATCTAAATTTTGTAGTAGAAGTTGTTCCGCTTCATATAATAATAGAGTTCGTCCAAAACGCAGTCCAGAACATAAATGTGTTGATTGTGGGAAACCTATTAATGCAAAAAGAGCTAGATGTAGAGAACATTATCTTCTTTGGTTAAAAACTAAAGAAACGAAGGATATGACTTTATCTGAAGCAATTTATGATAAACATCATAGATCTTCTGCATATGCTCTGGTTAGGACAAGGGCAAGATCAGTTGCTAAAAAACTTGGACTTGACACTTGCGAAAGATGCGGTTATGATAAACACGTTGAAATCGCCCATAAAAAAGGAATTTCAACATTTGAAGGAGATACACTAATAAGTGTTATAAACTCCAAAGAAAACTTGATGGCGTTATGTCCTAATTGCCATTGGGAATACGATAACATGCCCCTGTAGTTCAGTAGATAGAACATCGCTCTTCTAAAGCGCAGGTCGTGGGTGCAAATCCTACCAGGGGTGCTTGACTTTTTGGGAAAAAAGTCGTATAAATAAAACTACTTAGGTCGAAACAATGTCTTACCAAATGCCCACCAAACAGTTTAGCCCACTCGATTGCCGCTATTGGCATATTGAGGGGTCTCCTCTGTTTGCGGATATGGAAAGACATGTGTAAGATGTAATCCATAAAAGCAAAAGAACAGGGGAGAGAAACCAAAAGTTTCCTCCCCTTTTTTTGTTGCCTTGTGACAGTTTCCCAAGTGTCCACCAGTCCCTCCCCAGAGACCTTATCGGTGGTATCTTAGCCAAGTGGTCGAGAGACCAGAACCTAGACAACTGAATATTTATCCATATTATTTGGGATATTAACTCAGCGGAAGAGTATCCGGCTTTTAACCGGTTAGTCCTCGGTTCGAATCCGAGATATCCCATATGGGAGGATTTCCGAGTGGTTAAAGGAATCTGACTGTAAATCAGACGGTTATACCTTCGCAGGTTCGAATCCTGCTCCTCCCACTTTATAAGTTTTAAAACTTATAAATAATAGTGACACTTTTTTGTTTCCCTACTATGATTAATTGTAAAACTTGTGGAGTAGAACTCACCGAAGAAAATACTTTTCGTCGGAGTGGAAGAAAAACAAATTTTCCAGTTGGATATTATAGACACTGTAAAAAGTGCTATAATTCCAGCAGATTAAACAGAATGGTGGAAAACAAAAAGAAACAAGTAGAATTTTTTGGTGCTAAATGTAAAATATGTGGTTATGATAAATGCCATAACGCACTTGAATTTCACCATTTAGATCCTACTCTTAAAGAAGAAAGTCCTTCTTCTTTAAGACAAGTCACTGATGAACTTAGATGGAAAAGTGAATTGGAGAAATGTATTCTTCTTTGTTCCAATTGCCATAGAGAAGTTCATGCTGGATTACATCCAGATTACTTGACCCATTAGTGTAGCGGTCTATCACACCTCTCTGTCCAAGAGGAGATCACGGGTTCAAATCCCGTATGGGTCGTTGCTACGCTGCCTGTGGAGTGTCCCTCCTTGGCGGTTGTAGCATACCAAGTTCCTATCGACTAGCGGTTAGGTCACCACCCTTTCAAGGTGGTAGCACGGGTTCGAATCCCGTTAGGAATACCACGGAATGTAGCTCAGTTTGGTAGAGCTCTGGTTTTGGGAACCAGTTGTCGCAGGTTCGAATCCTGTCATTCCGACCACGGGAAGTAGCTCAGATGGTAGAGCACGGGATTGAAGATCCTGGTGTCGGTGGTTCAATTCCACCCTTCTCGGCCTATTTTATTGGTAGCGTCCACAGGAAGGGGGACGCCTAAGTTTGCTCCGTGGTCGGACCCTAGCAATAGGGAGTTGGAAGCAGCCAATACTGGAACCGTAGCTCAGCGGTAGAGCACTCGGCTGATAACCGAGCGGTCACAAGTTCAAATCTTGTCGGTTCCACTTTGGCAGTGTAGTTCAGTGGTAGAACAAGAGATTCATACCCTCTATGTCGGTAGTTCAATTCTACCCACTGCCTTGTGTCGTTAGCCTAGTGGTAAGGCAGCGGTTTGTGGAACCGCCCAGATGGGTTCAATTCCCATACGGCACCCCGCCCGATTAGCTCAGTGGTCTAGAGCAATTGTCTAGTAAACAATAGGTCGTCAGTTCAAATCTGACATTGGGCTCTGCGTTTCAGTCGCCAAGTGGTAAGGCAGGAGTCTGCAAAACTTTTATCGTCAGTTCGATTCTGACCTGAAACTCTCATTCCAGAATCGTCTAACTGGCAGGACACCGCCCTTTGAAGGCGTTTATCTAGGTTCGAATCCTAGTTCTGGAACTCGTTGGGTTAGTCTAATGGTAAGATGCAGGTCTCCAAAACCTTGCGATGGGGGTTCAAATCCCTCACCCTTCGCCTACTCTCTTAGCTCAGTGGACTAGAGCAATCGGCTACGAACCGATGTGTCGCAGGTTCAAATCCTGCAGAGAGTGTTGACATTCATTCCCAATGTGGTATGATGTCTTTATTGGAGAGTTGTCCGAGTGGTTTATGGTGAGATCTTGGAAAGGTCTTGTGTGTAACAGCACCAGAGGTTCGAATCCTCTACTCTCCGTTGACAACTGAATAATCTTCTGATACTATATACTATGTTCAAGAGGATGCAAAGTCTGTTGCTTCGGACTGGGGTTCGACTCCCCACAACTCCATGACA